AGCATGGCACGGGCCCTCGTGTTCTCCGAGGTGCGCTTCGCCTGGCGCAACCTCACCACCAAGAGGCTGTTCACCAACGAGGCCCTCGACCTGTTGCAGCACCCGTGGCCCAACGGGACCACCGGGGAGATGCTGCTGCGGGCCGAGCAGGACGTCACCCTCGCCGGCAACTTCTACCTCCGGATCATGCCCGATCGGCTGGTCCGGATGGAGCCGAACAAGGTCAAGATCATCATCACGACCACCGACGGCAAGGACGCCAACGCGCTCAACAGCGTCGTGGGTGGCTACATGTACTACCCCGACGGCATCCTTCCCGGCGAGAAGGGCATAGCCCTCCCCGTCGACGAGGTCGTGCACTGGTCGCCCATCCCCGACCCGGCGCAGAAGTTCATCGGCATGTCGTGGATGACGCCGCTGATGATGGAGGTTATGAACGACCGGGCGGCGACCAAGAGCAAGCAGGCGTTCTTCGATCACGCGATGACGCCGAACTTCGCCATTCAGTTCCCCGAGCAGATCACGACCACCGAGCAGTTCGAGAAGCTGCGCCTGGCGATGGAGCGGTCCCACACCGGCGCCGACAACATGTTCAAGACGCTGTACCTCGCGGCCGGCGCGAAGCCGATCCCGCTCGGTGTCGACCCCAAGACCGGCGGGATGCTCGACATCCAGGCGCTCGCCGAGACCCGCATCTGCGCCGCCGGCCGCGTCCCCTCGGTCATTGTCGGGTTCACCACCGGACTCGAGGCGGCGACCTACTCCAACTTCGGCCAGGCGCGCCGCCAGTTCGCAGACGGCTTCGCCCGTCCCCAGTGGCGGTCCTTCTGTTCGGCCATCACGAAGGTGTGCCAGCCTCAGCCCGCGCTGTCGGAGCTCTGGTACGACGAGTCCGACGTCGCCATGCTGCGCGAGGACGCCAAGCAGGCTGCCGACACGACCACCACCCATGCGGCGTCGATCGTCGCCCTCGTGAACGGCGGCTTCCAGCCCGACTCGGTGCTCAACGCCGTGACCTCCGGTGACCTGACCCTGTTGCAGCACACCGGCCTGATGTCGGTGCAGTTGCAGGCCCCGATCACCGCCGACGCCGAACAGGAATCGACCGCCCCCGCAGAGCCCGAGCAGTCCCCCGCAGACGCGGCGCGGCTGGCAGCACTCGACCAGGCGCTGATCGCGCAACGACTGGCGAACGGTCCCGCGGCGGCGGTCGGCAAGATCATCTCCGACGAAGAAGCCCGCAAGATGCTCGAGGCCGCGGGCGCACCCCTCGACGCGACGTTCGAACCCGACGAACCGGAGCCCGCTCCGATTCCTCCCACCCCTCCCTCCGCAGCCGGCGCGGAACCCGTGAAGGAGCCCGCCGGTGGCGAAATACAACCAAGCTGACCTCGACAAGATGGCGAAGTCCGGCGAAGCGATGCCGGACGGGTCCTACCCGATCGCCGACAAAGAGGATCTACAGAACGCGATCCACGCCGTCGGCCGAGGCGGAGCGTCCCACGACGCCATCCGTCGCCACATCATCAGCCGGGCGAAGGCACTGGGCGCGTCGGACATGATCCCCGACACCTGGGGTTCGGACGGCTCGCTGACGGAGACGAACAGCGCCGAGGTCCCCGAGTCCTGCACCCGCTCCGTGCCGTTCCACCTCCTGCGGGCCGAACCCGACGGAGATGGGCTGACCTTCTCAGGCTACGCGGCCGTGTTCAACAGCCCGACGCTGATCCGTGGCGAAGGCCCCGACTTCATGGAGCAGATCGCGCCGGGCGCATTCCGGCGAACCATCGCCGCCGGCAAGCCGGTGCTGATGTTCGACCACGGCCAGCATCCGCTGATCGGCTCGATGCCGCTCGGCAAGATCACGTCGCTGCGCGAGGACGCTCGTGGGCTGTTCGTCGAGGCTCGGCTGCACGACAACTGGCTCATCGAGCCCGTGCGCGACGCCATCGCATCGGGCGCGATCGACGGGATGTCGTTCCGGTTCTCCACCCCGAAGGACAAGCAGACGTGGGACTACTCGGGCGACATGCCGTTCCGCACAGTGCACGAGGTCAAGATGCCCGAACTCGGCCCCGTGGTGTTCCCCGCCTACAAGGACACCACGGCCTCGGTGCGCTCCCTCGGCCTTCTCGAGGATGAGGAGGACATCGACGTGGATGAGCGCGCGCAGGTCGATGAGGACGAGGCCGTGCAGCCCGGACTCGTCGAGCAGATCAAGGCGCTCGTCGTGGCACTCCTGCAAGACGAAGCCGCCGAACTCTCGGAGGACCCTGATGCGACCGGGTCGCTGATGGCCCTCCTGCAAGTTCTCGGTGACTTGGACTGGTTCGTCGCGATCGACGCGGCAGAGGACCAGGACATGACCGACGACCAGATGAACAGCACTTCCCTCCAACCCGCCGCGCTTCGCGGCACTTGGAAGTGGAACCCGCTGCCGGCTGACCCGCCCGACGAGGGCACTCAGCGTTCCATGACCACCACGAAGGACGTGGACAACGCCATCGCGTTGCTCCGCCTCCGTTCCCCCCGAAAGGCAGCCTGAAATGGCCATTCAGTCCGATTTCGATTGGACGCTCGGCGACCTGGAGTCGTACCGCGAGGACCTGATGCAGGACCTCGTCGCGATCCGTGGCCGCAACGAGACCACCCTCGACACGGAGGATCAGGACGCGTTTGACCGGACCGTCGCCGAGATCGAGCGCATCGATCAGGAGACGGCCAACCGTGCGCGCCTCGAGGAGCTGGCCGACCGCGGCAACGCGGAAGAGGTCAACTTCGAGGTCCCCCGCGTCAACGTCAACCTCGGTGGCACCCGCGACGTGTTCGACCAGTCGTCGCTGAGGGGTCTCCAGGGCACCCGGCTCGCGTCGGAGTTGTTCGGTCGCGCCGAGTACGCGATCGAGAACACCCGCGACCAGGCGCTCGACGACTCCAAGCGCGAGCAGGTCATTGCCATGCTGCGCGAGGACCCGGCCCAGTTCGATGGTGAGGGCAAGGTGACCGCCTCCCCCGGCGCCAAGGCCGCCCACATCCTCGCCACCGGCTCCCCGCAGTACGTGCGGGAGTTCCGCGAGTGGGTCGAGATGCCGAACCGTGCCCCGTCACGGCTCCTCGGCTCGACCCGTACGGCGATGTCGGAAGCCTCGACCGGTGTCGGCGGTGCCATCCTGCCGTACTTCCTCGACCCGACGATCATCGAGACGAACGCCGGTGTCGTGTCCCCGATCCGCCAGCTCGCCACGGTCAAGCAGATCACGACGAACATCTACCACGGCGTGACGAGCAACGGTGTCACGGCGGAGTGGATCGGTGAGGCGACCGAGGTCAGTGACGCATCGCCGTCGCTGTCTCAGCCGACGATCACCGTCTACAAGGCCGACGCCTACATCCAGGCCTCGATGGAACTGATCGCCGACTCGGCGCTCAGCGGCGAGATCGCCGGCCTGATCGGTGACGCCAAGGCCCGCCTCGAGGGCACCGCCTTCGCCACGGGCACCGGCTCGAGCCAGCCCCGCGGCATCATCACCGCCACGTCGGGCAACTCGGTCGCCGGTTCGTCCGGCGCCTCCGGTGCAGCCGACCTCGCCCCCGCGGACATCTACGCGGTCGCGAACGCGCTGCCCGCCAGGTACCGCACGGGCTACGGCCACACCCCCTCGTGGCTGGCGTCCTTCTACATGCTGAACAAGATCAGGGCCCTGAACACCGGGACCACGGCCTACCAGTCGACCTTCTGGACCGACTTCAACGGCCCAACCCCTCCGAAGCTCATCGGGTTCCCGATCTACGAGGTCAGCGACATGGACACGACCATCGTGTCCGGCTCGAACGACTACATGCTCCTGTTCGGCGACATCTCGCAGTACTACATCGTCGACCGGCTCGGCATGGAGCTCGTCTACAACCCCCTCGTGCTCGGCTCGAACCGTCGTCCGACGGGTGAGTCGGCCTGGGTCGCCTTCTGGCGCTCGGGTGCGGACATGGTCTACAGCGCCGCCGCACGCGTGCTGCTCCTGTAGCAGCGGCAAGACCTGAACCCAGCCGGCGGGGTTCAACCAAGGCGATCGAGGGGTCGGCTGTTCTTCGCCGGCCGGCCGGCCCCTCGGCGCATCTCCTACCGGCGAAGGAGCCGAAACATGGAAGAAGCCCTCGAGGCTGCAACCGTCGCGCCCGGTGAGGTGCGGAACATCACCCCTCCGGGCTGGTACGCCCAGCGCACCGGCTCGCGTCGCGAGGTCCTCGGCCCGTTCCCGACCAAGGGCTCCGCGACCCGCGCCGCTCGCCTCGAATGGCCGATCGCTACGGCGTGGGGCGTCTACGAGGTCGAGCCATGACCAAGGTGGCGATCGGGCTACCCACCGCAGGCACCCCTCAGGCCGAGTTCATGTCGTGCCTGTTCCGCATGAAGGAGTACGACTCCAAGCTCGGTGGCCACCACCTCGACCACTTCGGCTGGATGATCTCACGCAAGAACACGTCCGTCACGATCTCCCGCAACCTGATCGTCCGCATGTTCCTCGACACGGACTCCGAGTGGCTGCTGTTCATCGACGACGACGAGACCTTCGACCCCGACATCATCGACCGACTCCTCGAGACGGCCGACCCGGTCGACTATCCGATCGTGTCGGGCCTCGTGATGGCCTATCGGGAGGAACGTGCGCCCAACGCCAGGGTCCGTCCCGCCTGCGTGCTGCTCGATGAGGCCGGCCTTCTGCGTGCGCCCGACAACATCCCACCCCAACGACCCTGGGAGGTCGCCGCCGTCGGCGCCGGCTGTCTGTTCGTGCACCGCAGCGTGTACGAGAAGATGCTCGAGGAACGGCCCGAC